TGCGCTGTTTGCTGCGGCTGTCTACGCCTACAACGAGTTCGAGATCGTGCGCGACACCGTCGAAACTGTCATCGACGCCATCGGCAAACTGCCCGAAGTGTTCAGCGCCGTCAAAGACAACCTGGTGCCGATCATCGCTGGCATGTTCCTGCCGTTTGGTCACGCCTTCGGCGCTGCCATGACAGCAATCCGCACGTTGTGGAACGGCACCATTGGCGGGTTCGGGTTCAGCGTCCCTGGCTGGATTCCCGAGATCGGAGGGCGCGAGTTCCGGATCCCACGCATGCCGGCGATTGAGGTTCCGTTCCTGGCCGACGGCGGCATCGTGACCGGCCCGACGCTCGCAATGATCGGCGAAGCCGGCGACGAAGCTGTCATCCCGCTCAACCGTGCCGGCGGCTTCGGTGGCGACACGTTCAACGTGACCGTGCAGCTCCCCGCAGGCACCGACGGCGACGACGTCGTGCGAGCTCTTCAGAGCTACCAGCGTCGCCGAGGCACCCTGCCCGTGCAAACCGGAACTCGACGGTTCTGACATGGCCGTCACGACCAACTGGCGCATCGAGGTCGGCTACTACGACGACGGCAGCACGTTCAGCACGACAGACTTTACCAGTCGCACCCTCGGCCTGACTGTCGACCACTTCACCGACCTCGGCGTCATCGGCACTGGCCAGGCCGTCGTCACGCTCAACAACAACGACGGCGCACTGACCCCGAACGCCGGCGGTACCTACAGCGGCACCGACTGGTTCGAGCGTGCCCTGCTGATTTTCTGCGACGTCGAAAACGATACGCAAACGCATGTCTCGAAAGTGTTCGCCGGGATCATCGACGAGTTCGACGTCCAGGACGACGGCATTACCTCAACCGTGACGATTGCTGCTGTGGACGTGTTGCAGTCAGCGGCCCGGCAGCAAGTCCAAACGATCGCCACGCTGCTCCGGACCAAACCCAGCGCAGCGATCGAGGCGCTTGCTGATCCTGACCAGCTGACCAACAACACCGTCATGCCGAACTTTGGCGAAACACTGCGACCGAACGGCAAGCTGTCGGTGTCGCTGGAAAGCCCGTCAATCACCCGGCAGCTGGACATTGACAGCGCTGACGTAAGCGCCAGCCCGATCGGCGACTACCTCGCAAACGCTGTTGTGACGTGCGGCTTGACTGCCGTATGGCCCGGCGCTTTTGTCGGCCCGTCCGGCGTCATACCCGGCACACCAACCGGACACCAAGAAGTGTTCGTTGTCGAGAACGCACAACGCAGCAGCCTCAGCAGCTACACGTTTGCCGAAAACCCGACCGGCAAAGAACTGCCATACCGCAACCTCGAACGCGCCTACAGCCTCGACCAGCTCACCACCGCCGCACGCATCGAACGCCTCGACAACGGCTACGTTGCAAACCCTTCGAGCTTGCAATCGAAATACGGGTCACGGCTTCGTCAGTACCTGAATGCGTCAAACAGCGACACCGACACGCTCGACGACGCCAGCAACTGGGTGCTGCGGTTCAATCGGCCGGTGTACTCGGCGACCAAACTGCAGGTCACGGCCTCGATGATCGAGCAAACCCTGCCTGACGCCAACTTCGCCACCTGGTCGTTCCTGCTGTCAGCCAAAAACGGAATCTGGGCTGGCGCAGCTGTCGACTTCACCCCGGCTGGCCGGCCATCAGCAATTACTGACCACACCGTCATTGTCGGCCGCACGATCAAAGCCTCACCGTCCGACACAACCGTCACGCTCACGCTGCGGCCGTCATCAAGCTACGGCACGTTTACCCTGGACACGGCGCTCGGCGTTCTCGATGTCAACATGCTGGCATGAGTAAGGTACTGACATGACGTTTGCAAGCAAACAGATCCTGACCGCAGATGCTTTGAACGGTGGTTTTCAGCGTCAAACGATCATCTACACGTCGAGCGGCACTTTTACGAAGGCGTCGTACACCTGGGCACGATATGCGCGTGTGCGTGTCGTCGGTGGCGGTGGCGGCGGTGGTGGTGGCGAAGCACCCGCAGCCGGCGAGATCTCGTGCGCTGGCGGTGGCGGCGGTGCAGGCTACGCCGAGTCACTGCTGACCGTGTCGGCACTTGGCACCAGCGAAACCGTCACGGTAGGAAGCGGCGGCGCTGGTGGGGCTGCTGGCGACAACAACGGCTCCGCTGGTGGCACGTCGTCGTTCGGCTCGCTCGTCGTTGCGACTGGCGGCGGTGGCGGCGGCGGTGGTACTGCGGAGGCCCCAGCATTTGCAAACGGCAACGAAGGATCACACGGCACCGGCACCAGTGGCGACATTCAACTCAACGGCATGGAAGGCGACCGAGGCGTCGGCCTCATCGGCCTCGGCCGTGTCATGACCCCACGAGGCGGCGGCACCATCCTCAGCATGCCGTCGCAAATCACCTACACCGCATCGTCGGCTGCTGGTTCTGACGGCAACTCATACGGCGGCGGTGGCGGCGGCGCAGCCTGTGACGAAAGCGCAGCAGCGCAGGCTGGCGGCGACGGCGCTGACGGCGTCGTCATCGTCGAGCTGTTCGGCGGCAGCGGCACATCATGATGGACCGGCTGCGAGCTCATCCGGGCCGCCTCCAGGCCGTCATCGTTGCTGCTGTTGCGCTCATCACAGCGTTCGGCGTGAACTGGTCAGCCGAACAGGTTGCCTCGGTCACGGCGTTCTCAGCGACTGTGATAGCGCTGCTGCTCGAACCGCCGACCAGAACAGAACAATGACCCGCCTCGGTGGCCGGCCTCCCGCACCGCTCGTACGGTTCGAGGAATGGTCGAAGCGTGGCCGCTGGTGGCCGACCAGCGTGCGCCAACCCGGCCCGGCCGCCGCTGTCGTCGTGCACCACACCGTCACCGTCACGTCGAGGTTCCCGGCCCAGGACGCGCAGCGTGTCGAAAACGTGATCTGGGACCGCCGCTGGACCGCCCGCTTTTCATCGCTGCCCTACTCGTACCTGCTGCACCCTGACGGCACCATTCTCGAGGGTCGCGGCGTCAAGTTCCGCAACGCCGCCAACCGAGCCACCCGGCCCGACGTGAAACTGTCGAACGGCAACACGCTCAGCGTTGCGCTGATCGGCGACTACCGAGAAGGCCGTGACGCTGTCACGCCGGCGCAGCGTCGCTCGTTCGACTGGCTCACCCGCCAGCTCTCGAACGAAAACCATCTGGGCCACTGGCGCAGCGTTGTCGGCCACGGCGCACTCTCGTACACCGAATGCCCGGCCGAAGCGCTCGCCGGCCTTCAACAAACAAACACGATCACCGACCTTGAGGACCACAAAGACATGCTGCACACCATTGTTTCGACCACGAACGGCAAGGTATGGGCCTGCTCAAACGGCAAAGCCCGACCGATCAAGAACCCCGACAACTGGCTTGCTACGTTCGACGGCCCGATCATCCGAGCCGATTTTGCCGAGCACGTCGTGCCCGACCTTTACGACGTCATCGCCTAACATGCCGACATGCAGGTTTGGGTCGCTCTCATCACTGGCGCGTTCTCTCTCGGCGGCATCGCCCTCGCGTCGTTGCTTCAGCTTCGCAACCTGCGCGCCGAGAACACAGCCCAGCACGGCGAGAGCCGGCAGCTGCTCGGCCGGCTTGATGAACGCTCAAAACTGACGTTGGACCGAGTCGACCGGGTAGCGCACCGGCTCGATGACCACCTGGAGGATCACCACCGTGTCGAAGGCAGATCAGTTCCGACAGACAATGGTGCCAAGTAGGCGGCCCAACTTCCACGCTGTTACCCGAGACCTCGAAGCCAACGATCCCGAGCTGCTCGCCGCCATCCTCGAAGCTCTCAACGACGACCACCCAAACATCGCGATGATTCAGCGCAGCCTCGAAGCTGTCGGCATCGATATGGGCTACAGCTCGGTGGTCAGGTGGCGTGAACATGTCCGCCGCTGAAGAATTCACGAGGCTCACGGCGCACCGTAACGGCCCCGATCGGCCGCCGCCAGGCTGGGAACCCGGCCACCTCATCAATCACGAGACAGGCGTCGCCGAGTTCACCGGCCTCGCCACAACCGAAGCAATCGACCCCGACGAGGCGACCATCCTCGCCGAAATGCGCCTCGACGCTGGCGAGTGGGCGATCAAGCCCGGCAGCTTGCAGGTGCGCAAATGGCAGCAGAAAGCTGGCAGCGGCGAGTGGTGCTGGTACTACCGCATCACCGCTGTGCGCCGTTCTAAAGGGTTCGGTGACCTCGACGAGCTGATCGGGACGCTACGACGCCGCAAACGCTCACAGCGGCTCTCAGCGGCTCCTGGCGGGCAGGTGTGGGCCACGTCTGACTGGCAGGTCGGCAAAGCTGGCACGATCGAGCACGTTTTGGACAGCCTCGGCGAGCTCCCGGCACGTTTCGAGCAGTCATGGCGGCAGGCTGGCAAGCCTGGCGAGATCCTGGTTGCGTTCGGCGGCGACCTGGTCGAGTCATGCAGTCCGAATCATTACGGCGCGCAGCAGCTCTACAGCGTCGAGATGACCGACCGAGAACAACGAGCCGTGGTGCGCGAGGCTGCGATGGCGATCATCGACAAAGCCAGCACCCTTGTCGAAACCGTGACCGTGGCTGCTGTGCCTGGCAATCACGGCGAGAATCGGCACGGCAAACGTGACTCGATCGTCGGTGACAACGTCGACGTCGCTGCGATCGACGACTGCCGCTGGGCCTGCATGGACCTCGAGCAGTACGCCGGTGTTTCGTGGGCCGTGCCCGGCGACGACCTGACGGTGTGCGTCGAGGTCGACGGGCTGCGTGTCGGACTGTTCCACGGCCACCAGGTCGGCGGGCAGGGTAGAGCTCAGGCATGGCACGACAAGCAGG